ACAAGCGTCTGACCAAAACAAAGTTGCTTATAATACTAACTCTAATTTTGTAGATGTATTTCAAGATAGTTCTGGAATTACAAATTTAACTAATGTTTCAAATGTTTCTGAATATATTGCTAGTGTTTATTCAAATACAGTAATACCAACTATGTCGGTTTTACAAGGAACAGTACATAATACAAATGCGGTATTTTCTTTAAATACTTCAACAGGATTAATTACACACGACACAACAACAACTTCTGAATATTCTTCTGATAGAGACAATTCTTCTTATGGAATAAGATTAGATTTTGGACAAAATATGACTTTTACATCTGGCGTTGTTTTACAAGTTTTAAGTGGTTATGATGTTGGTGGTAATGACAATATAGCGGTAACAGAATTTAATTTTTCTACGAGTGCTGGAAGTAATTATATTTTTGGAGGTGGCGGAACAACACCTACAGTTTATTTAAATGCTAATGGTGGTAGTTGGGGAGATGTAGGTACTAATGGCACTGTGTCTTTATATAACCAATTATTATATCAATATAAAGGTATGTATGTAGGTAGCACAACATACGTTCCAGCTATTATAAAATATGAGTTTTCGCCAACTACTTTTAATGCAAGATATGTTGATGTAATGTTTAATGATACTGCTGGAAGAATTGGAACATTTAAAATTTTTCATAACACAACAGATACAAACGTAAATCAATCAAGTGCAACTAATATTGTTACTAGTATGGTAGATTCTGCTAATAATGCAACTGGTTCATTTGAAAGCAACGCAATAACTGCACCATCAAGTGTATCTTCTATGGGTGCTATTATTACTTACCAAGACAATGCAGGTACTAACACATTAAACACAGATATAGTTTTACAGTTATCAGCAGATGGTGGTTCTAATTATTCAACTGCTACACTTACTGCTTTACCAGATTTTTCTACAGGTATTAAAATGGCTAAAGTAAATGATTTAGCTGTAACAAGTGGCACAAGTTTAAAATATAAATTATCTTTTGCTAATCAAGCAAGTGGAACTAAAGAAGCTAGAATTAGAGGTGTAGCTTTACAATATTAATATACAAGGAGAATAAATTATGTTTCATTTTGATATGGATATTGAACCTTCAATGAAAAAATTTAAAGAAGAATTAGAAAAGTTACAAAAAAGAATACAGAAGGCTTACATAAAGTTTTGGGATAATATTTTAAAAAAAAAATAAATTATGCCTAAAAAAAAAAATATATCAAAAAATTATGCTGAATTATCAGCAGGTATCAGACTATCAGCTCATGAAAAAGTTTGTGCTGAAAGAATGAAAAATTTAATTATTTCAATTGAAAGATTAGAAAAAAAAGTAGATACCTTATCTGATAGTGTATCTAAAGGTAAGGGAATAGTAGCTGTATTAGTTTTTTTAGGTAGTTTAGCAGCAGGAATTTTAGGCTATTTTCAAATGAAATGAAATTTATACTTACAGTATGGGTTTGTAGTTTTTTAAATAATATTTGTGCACCTCCAATTACTTATAATATTTATTATAATTCTTGGAATGAGTGCGTTGTTGCAGCTCTTGATTATTCTATAAATTTCCTAAAAGAACAAAATGTAGAAGAAATTAATAATTTACAAATTGCTACTAAGTTTATATGTAAGGAAATAGAAAGTGTTTAAAGGACACAGAATAATTGTAATAGGTGATGCACATGATTCACCACATATATCTCAAGATAGATTTAAATGGATTGGTAAATATATAAATCAATCTGAACCAGACTATATAATTCAAATTGGTGATTGGGCTTCTTTTGATAGTCTAAGTTATTTTCAAAAAAATTCTTCACAAGCTGGTAAATTAAAAGATGCTTTTATGGTAGACATAGAATCATTAAGATCATCAATTAAATTATTAGATAAATATATAGATAATAATAGAATACCAAGACATGTTACTTTAGGAAATCATGAACAAAGAGTAAATAAGTTTGAAGAAAATATTCCAGAAATACAAGGTATGATGAAAAAAGAATTGAACGACTCTTTTATTTTAAACAACTGGAAAATATCACCTTATGGTGATTTTAAATATATAGGGGGGGTGGGGTTCACTCATTGTCCTTTAAACATTATGGGTAAAGAATACGGTGGTAAAAACTGTGAAGTACAAATAGCTAATGATTCAACTAATGATATAGTATTTGGTCATACTCACAAATATAGAGATTGGAAAGCTCCTAAAATTGGTGATAAAAATTATGTAAGAATAGTTAATGTAGGTTGTGCGTTGCCTTTTAATCATGTTGAAGATTATGCTAAATTAAATTTAACAGGTTGGTCTTGGGGAATAGTTAAACTTGGTATTTGGGAAAATCATATTCAAGAAAGTCAATTTATTTCTATGGACAGATTGGAGAAACAATATGGATAAATTTAAAAATTGGTGGAGTAATTTTAAAGATAAATTAATGCTTAAATGGCAAAAAATAAAAGAATGGTATTTTAAATATTTATGGAAAATATGATAACACACACAGATCAATGGGATTCAGTTAGATGGCATAATTTCAAACCATCTGAATTTGCTTGTCAACATTGTAATGCATTAAAAATATCACCTCTTATATTAGATTTTGTACAGGCATACAGAGAAATAAAAACAGCAGGAGTAACTATTACTTCTGGATATAGATGTCCTGAACATAACAATTCGGTATCAAGTACAGGTGAAGATGGGCCACATACAACTGGCTTTGCAGTTGACATTGGTACTAATACACAAACACAATATCAATTATTAAGATTTGCTTTACAATATAATCCAAGAGCTATGGGTTTAGGTATTGCTAAAACATTTACTCATATTGATTTTCTTTCTTTTGAACAAGATGAAAAATATGTAATTAGACCTAATGTATGGAAATATTAATATGTGGTTTAGTTTATTATCTACTGGAATAAAAACTGCGGCAGCAATATATAAAAATAAAAAAGAAGCTCAACAATTAGAATCTGTTGCAGAAAAAAATCATATGGCACGTATGGCAGCAGGTGAGATAGAATTTAAAAAAGCTGTTATGGCAAACAATCAACAAGGTTGGAAAGACGAACTAGTTTTAATAATTGTAGTTTTGCCAATTGTAGTTTTAGCTTGGGCTGTATTTAGTGGAGATCCACAAGCTAAAGAAAAACTAGATTTGTTTTTTGAATATTTTAATAATTTTCCGGAATTTTACAAATGGCTTGTCTTAGGAATTTTTGGCAGCATATATGGTCTTAAACCAGGAATGGATTTATTTAAAAAAAAATAATGAGTAAACCATTGAACATTAGCGAAGAAGCTAAAGTACAAATGCCAATGAAAACTGTAGTAAGTTTAATTGCTATGGTTGCAATAGGAACGTGGGCTTATTTTGGTATTGTTGAAAAGTTAAACAAACATGACACAGCAATTCAATTAATGATTTCTGATTTAGATAAAAATACTGACTTTAGAATAAAATGGCCTCGTGGACAATTAGGATCGCTTCCTGCTGATAGTGAACAATTTATGTTGATTGAAGATTTGTATAAACAAGTTGATAAGCTTACAACCAATCAAGAAATTAATATGAGTAATAAATTAAGAATAGAATTTATGGAAAATCAGGTAGAAAAAATGTTATCTGATATTGAAAAGCTAAAAGATAAACAAAGGGAATTTTCAAATGGAAACGGAGTTCATTAACGAAGGTACATTTCAAGAGTTTGATTATAACAATGAAACTAAAGAATGTGAATGGAAACAAATGCACGAAGAATCAAAACAAATTCTTCAGCAATCTGATTGGCATATTTGGGGCGGTTAAATGGTAGAAATAATTGCTTTATTAATGATTATAAATAACGAAATTAAAGAACATCGTATTCAACCTGATATGTCAACTTGCCTACAAGGCAAAAGGCAAGCTGAAAGAGTTTATAAACCAAATGTTATTTATTCCTGTATTAAAAGTAAAGCTGAATTAGAAACAAATATAGATGGCAGCAAAAGTATTAAAAAACTCATCTTGGAATAAGTTTCTAGAAGACTTAGCTAATAACACACCAAATGAAGAACAATTTAAAGAAAAAAAGTTGGGTAAAATCAAAAAAAATAATTCTTTTAGTAGGAAATTGCAGGTATTGTCAAAAAGAAATAGTAAACACAGATAGTTTTGTCAGTTTTTACAAAAATGGCCATGCTCACTATATATGCATGAAAAATGATGATAAAAAACGCTCTCAGAGCCACGGAGAGTAGCCTTCAAGACAAAATACGGTATCACAGTACCCTTTAATATAAATGCTTAAATAAAGCCTTAATTTAGCTTATTACCTTCATCTCGGTATTTTTCAGACTCAATTGTAGCTAATGCTGAAGAAAATAAATCTATTATAAATTTTTTTTTATTATACTGAGAAGAAAGTGTCATTGTTGCAGAAATAAGCGCAACAAGAGTTGCATCTATATTGCCACGTTTTAGAAGATCTATTGTAAGATAATCATTTAGTTCTTCTAATGATTCAACGCAATGCGTTAGCTTTAGTTTACGTTTTTTAAATTCTTTTTTCAAATCTAAAATACTCATAGCATTTTATTGCATTTGGCTCAAGATCTAGCAACGCACCTGTTTCCATCTTGATTTAAGCAGTTTAGCCTAGGACTGCTACTTAATCTGCACCAAATAATAAACCAGGGGGGAAACAAACAAACCCCCCTGGCGAAAGGGCAACAATTACAAAAATAGAATTGTTGCTTTAAAGTGTGTATGATTACACTATTACTGTTTATTCCCAACGCAGTAATACGTTGTGTTTAGACATCTACAGGATAAATCCCAGAGAAGATGTACTGGAATTTTATTAAAACTGATCTACAAAATCGCCATCAGCATCTGAACTTTTAGATTCAGATTTACTGCCGACCATTCTAATTACACCAGAATATCTAGGTACAATTATTTCAGTTACATATCTTTGATTGTCATTAGCATCTTTATAAGATCTAGTTTCAATCTCACCTTCGACATATAACAATGTACCTGTCTTTGCGTATTTACCCATAGTATCTGCGATACGAGGATCAAATACTACAATTTTGTGCCATGTAGTTTTTTCATTATCTTTAACTTTTTTATTTGTAGCTAAAGATAAATTGGCAAAACTATCTCCATTTTTAGTTTTTTTGACTTCTGGATCAGCACCTAATCTACCAATTAACATAACTTTATTTATCATGTTTTTTCATCTCCTTTACGTTTACTATTTTAATATTGCTATCTAGCTTACTAGCTTCTTTACCTTTTGCTTTTACTTCATCAGGCATTTCATCTTCTGAATATACAAAGCCATGTAAACCTAATAACTTAAGAACACATCTGTCATAAGCACGTTTCTCTGCCATAGCATATGGATAAGAATTTTTTGTATTTTTTGGTGAAGACTCACCATAAGATGTAACTTGATATTTAACTCTATCTTTTTCCATTTGGGCAGTACATTTGACTACAACAATACCATCTGCAGAATTAGTTTCTATTTCATCATATGAATATACAATACCATTTTCTGCACCTGCTTGTTCTATAAATCTATGATACATTACCCAAGTACCACGACAATCCCACAATGCTTTGTATTGACCTTGATCGTCTTTTTGGTCAAGGTTTAGTTTTTTTAGTATAGCTAATGCTCTACTATCTATTGGCTTTCCCATGTTGCACCTCCTTTGTTATATACACATAAGCCATTGCTCCACTTAAGTTTTTACGTCTACCTTTTCTTTCAAGTTTACCTTGTTTGTATAACTCAGTTACTCTAGGTCTTACAGTAAAAGGACTTAAATTTAACAATTCAGCAACTTCATCTGCAGTTGCACCAAAATTATTTTTATTAATAATAACATCATATACTTTCATTCTAATGGTTTCAGCACCTGCTTTAATAAGTTCAGCAGCTTCTAATGAAGTACCATTCTCTTTATGACCTGGCGACAATGGGTATGATTGTTTCTCCATCTGTAAACTCCTTTTTGTTAAAATTATCAAATCCTATGTAATCAGGTGGAGCTTTTTTCTTCTCCACAAAATGCCAAAATAATATTTCTGCATTTTCTAATTGATTTTGAAACTCTTTATTTTCAGTTATTTCCATAACTTCATATTTCATATTACCAAAAAATATAGACACATAACATCTTTTAGCTGTAGCACACATTAAATAATGTTGTATTTGTGCTTTATATTTATCTGCAATTTTTTTTGGATTACTAAAAGCATTTGTATGTTTACATTCTAAAATAGATACTCCGATTTTCATATCATCTTTATCTTTAGGATTAGGCATTATTAAACCATCTACATGAGCATACATAAATTTATACTTAGGATGAAAAAATGTTTCTTGTTTACCATGTACTTTTAAACCAGTTTGTTTTTCAAACCATTGTATATTAAATGGTTCTGTATGTACTCCCATCTGTACAGGTAATACATCAGATAAATCTACAGGTTCGGTAGCACCTGTTTTTTCTAACCACAATTCATGCCAATCACCTTGGTATAATCTTGTGGCATCAGAGCCACCTATTCCTTGTTTTCTATCAAACTCTATCATTATCTTCCTTTACTATTTCTGTTAAATAATCATCAATTGGCCCACTAATACTATCTGGTAATTCAGTAATATATTTTTTATCTTCATCACCATTTGAATAGTTAATTACAATTGCCCAACTTACAATTTTTTTCATATAGTTCCTCCAACTTTCCAATAATGTTTATCTTTTAAATTTATCAACAATGGCTCTAACTTTAAGACCAAGACTTT